TGCTATAGCAAAACAAAAAAAGCTATTAAATAAAATCATATCTAGTTTAGATATAGTAGATCCTTTTTACAATAAAGAGTGGTTAAAGCAATATCAAAGAATAATATTAAATAATGATAAAGTAGAGACAGATGGTCTAGAAGTTTCTGGAATAGGTGGATCGCAAGGTACAGATTATGTCACGTTAGGCTCTTTTTTAACTGGGCTTATTGGTACACATCTTGTAAATACAGGAAAGTTTGATGAAATTCAAGTTGTAAGTTATACTTTAAATGAAAACTGTGGTTTAATGTCTAATTTAAATGTTTCTTCACTTCTTTTGCCTAGAGAAGATTTAAGAAAATTTTTAGATGGTCTATTTGAAAGAGGAACAACGATGACAATTGAGTCGTTGCTTACTCAAGTTATAACTAGATTTATATCAACAAGAAAGCAAATTTGTTATGGGTTAGGTGATTTTTATAAAGTTGATAGTGGAGGTAACACTAAAACAAACAAAGTTTTAGGCGGAAATATTGGAGACGTAAAAAGAAAAGATATTTTAAAAATTGAAAAGAAAAGAAAAAAATCATTTACTAGCGAAGAATTTAAAAATCAAATTAATTTAAGACTAAGTAAAATATATCACTGTCTTGCTGATGAAGGCATAAGTCCAAGCAGCTATTTTGAAACAATTGACCCTCTTACAGGTGTTGATTTTCTTTTACCAAAAATAAAGTTTTCTTTTGATACTATGACTTCAAAAAGAGACGGTTATCAAAGAACAATATGTAGAATATCTGTTTTTGACGAAAATGATAATCCGTTCGGTTCTATTCATCAAATTATGAAAAAAATATATGATGAAGGTGCAATTGAAATTGCAGCAAAACTCAATAGACTTAGAGCACAGTATAAAGCTATAGGATCTAATAGTGAAAACAAAAAAAACCAGAGCAAAAACAACAGCATTAAACTTTCAAAAAAAGAGTTTTATAAAAGGCAAGGTGAATTACTTGATAAACTAGAAAGTTCAGGAGTGTTAGAAAAGACTTCAGAAGATACATATATTATTAAGAGTAAAGGCTTTATTGGTAACACAGTTAAAAACTCAATGAAGGACATAATGCCTTCAATAACATATGGTTCACAAAATTCTGCTGTTATTGATGCATCTGTTACAACTGTAAATGAATCAAAGTTAAATACTGTTTATTTAACAAGATCTGATAGGAATGCTGATGGTGAAGAAGTAGGTACAAGAGTTTCTTTTCAAAAAGACTTGCCTTTAAGAGTTTTACCTTCTCAATCTAGTGTAACACTGTTTGGTTGCCCTTTTGCAAACTTTGCACAGTATGTATTTTTAGACTTTGAAACAGGAACAACTATTGATAACGCATATGCAATAACAGGAATAAAGCATAGCTTAACTCCAGGTAAGTTTACAACATCCTTAACACTTAGCTATGGAGACGTTTATTCAAAGTATGAAACTGCAGCATCTACAATTGCAAGAGAGTTAAGTGACAAAAAGAAAGCTGAAAGTCAGACTACTTCTTCTCAAGATAACAAAAAAGACTTAAAGTCAAAGTCAATACTTTCTTTTATTAAAACGCCAAATGTTAGTGAATTTAATGGCGCTGTTAGTAAAAGTAACAATTCTGATGATAGAAGAGTGTTTATTCTAAAAGAATATTTTGATCTAACATGTGATATAAAATTATATTTGCATAAAGAAAATAGAATATTTATAGACCCTATTAGAGGCAAAAATTTTAAACAAATCAGTATAAGGCACCTTATAAATAAAAGTGAACTTGAATTAACTAATACAGAGACTTTAAAAGCATCACTAGACTTAATGGAAATAAAAAATGTAAAAAACAAAATTTATAGCTATATTGACAAATTAAATAATAGTGAAACAATAGAAAGTTATAAAAATAAAATTAAACTAAGATTAACAAACAAAATAAAAAATAGCAGCAATTTAGAAGACATATCAAGTATATTTAATATTGAAAATTTTAAATTTAAGAATTCTATGGTTAGCAAAGATGATAGTTTTATTATTAATTACTTTAAAAAATACTTGCAGTTTACACTACAGTATAATGTTAATGTTTTAGAAAACAATATTAAAATAAATAAAATAAATTTTGATGTAAACATTGATAAATCTGATTTAAATAAATTTACTACATTTTTAAATGACTATGTTAATTTTAAATATTTAAATGATTTAGAACCTACCAAAAAAGCAACAATTAAAGATAAAAAGCCTAAAGTCAATAAAATAGAAATAATAGATGAAAACTTTGTTTTAAAGTATGAAAAACCTGTTTTAGTTAAAAGTAAACCTAAAGGTGGAAAGACTCAAAATGAAGTTTTACAGAAAAAAGCTAAAGCAAAGAAAAAAGTAGTTATGAAGTCTGAAAGTAATATTTTGTTTAGTGTCGAAGACTTTTTAGAGGTAATACAAGAAGTTTTAAAAGAATTTGCAATGACAGGAATGGATTAAAAATTTGCATGTAAATTTATATTTTATTTGTTAATATAAATAACATGAATACTAAATACAAACTTTTTAAAATAAATCAATTAGATAAATGGAATATTTTTATAGATATGTTTAAAAACTCTTCTTATGAAAATATCAAGTCTATATTACCTGATCATTATTACGAAGATTATTTACTTGATTTGGAAAAAGCCGACAAAGATCTTGAAGAAAAAGATAAAAAACTAAATTACTTAAATAAATTTTTTCAAAATCAAGAAATCTTTAATAATCTAAATGCTGCAAAAATTAATGGCATTTCTTTTAAAGTATTTAAAGAGCTTGAAAAAAACGAAACAATTTTAAGTAGTTTAGAAAAGTTTAAACCTTCAAAAGGTTTTTCTAAATTAGTTGAATATAATCAAGTAGGAACAGTATCAGGTCGTCTTATAACAAAAAAATCTAGTCCAAATATATTAACATTACCTTCTAGGTGTAGAAAAATATTTGAAAGTAGATGGCAGCAAGAAGGAGAATTATTATATATTGACTTTAAAACTTTGGAACCTAGAGTTATTCGAAAAATTAATGGTAAAGAAGCATCAGACGATATTTATTTAGAAATAGCTGACATGCTTGATTTTGAAGTTGATCGTATTATTATTAAGCGCGGAATCATTTCTACATTATATGGTGCAACATCAACAATTTCAGGTTTAAGTCAAGAAAGAAGTAAAGCTGTACTTGAAGCAACAAAAAACTATTTTGACTTATCTAGTATTGTTAAAAATGCATCATACGTTCACGACGTTGGTTGTAGAATTAATTTTTATGGTAGACCTATATGGAATATCGAAGAAGACAAAGAAAATAAAATCGTAAACAACTACATACAATCTACAGCTGTTGATGTTGCACTAAGCTATTTTTCTGAATTGTGTAATTTGATAGACCTAGAAAAATGCAAACCTATTTTTATTATTCATGATGCACTTGTTTTAGATGTGCACAAAGACTATATTGATACATGCAAAAATATAGTTCAAAAAGGATATACATGTCCAAAATTAGGAAATTTTCCAATTGACATATGCAACTTATCGGAGACATTTTAATGTATAAACAACGAGACTTTGAAAATCTCTGGGCAAAATATGAAGGTTTGCTCAAATCACTTAAAAATGAAGAAATAAATAAACTTGTAGAAGAACAAGGACAAAGAATAGTAATGACATCTTTTTCACAAAGAGAAAAAGAACCTTTTTGTGGAATTGGAGGCATTGTTGATTATTCTTTAAAATTAGCAAAAAATGCAAATGCTATTTGTAAAGCACTGAGCTATGACTTAGATAAAGGTAGTATAGTAAAATGCAGTTTATTATCAATTATAGGAAGAATTGGTACGATATTTGAAGATCGATTTACAGAAACTACATCAGACTGGCATAAAGAAAAACTAGGTCAATACTTTGACTGGAACGAAAGATGTTCTAAATATCAGATTAATGATATGACGTTATGGTATTTACAACATTATAAAATTCAGCTTTCATGGGAAGAGTGGAGTGCAATATTATTATTAAAGGATATGTCTTCTGAAGATAATAAGTTTTATAGTGAACATAAATCTAGACTTTCTTTAGTTCTAAACTTAGCACATGCAGCGACTTTAAAAGATGAATTTGATATTGTAAATGGAACATATACAGTACCTTTTTAATATATATAAACATGTTTAATGTATTAAAAATTAGGAGTTACTAATGGAAAAAGAACTGTATTATTTAGTGTTAGAAAGACTTATTAATGAGTTTAGTGGCGTAGGTGCTATTGGAGGTGTTTCTGCTCCTCTAGGCGCCGGACCAACAGGTAAAGTAAAATATAGATCTGGAGACGCTAAAAGCGATTCTGCTTATAAAAGAAAAACAAAAAAGAAAAGAACAAGAAAATCTAAAACACAAAAAAGATCAGTTCAGTATCATCTTAAAAATAATTAATAAAAATTAATTTATACTTTGACGTGTAAATTATATCAAATTGTACTATAATCACTTCACGATTGGTACAAAACAACAAATTAAAAAATTATTATTACAAATTACCAATTATTAAATTTAAAAAAATATTCATTTAAAATGAAAGGGAATTAATATGGCTATCGATTTAGCAGCAATCCGTAAAAAATTAAACCAACTATCTGGACAAAACAGCAAGAAGAATTCAATGTGGCGACCTGAAGAAGGCGCTGAGTCAACTGTTCGACTTATTGCTTATCCAGACAATGATGGACAACCATTTAAAGAATTGATGTTTTATTATAACATTGGCAACAATCCAGGTCTTCTTGCACCATACCAATTTGGAAAAGCTGATCCTATTCAAGAACTAATTACAAAATTGCGTGATGAAGGTTCTAAGGACTCTTATGAACTAGCTAAGAAGTTGTATCCTAAAATGCGATGTTACGCTCCAGTTGTTGTTCGAGGTGAAGAAGAAAAAGGTGTTCGTTTATGGGCATTTGGAAAACAAGTTTATCAAACACTTTTAAATTACATGTTAGATGAAGATTACGGTGATATTACTGATCCTCATGAAGGACGTGATGTACGTGTGACATGTACTAAAACGCCTGGTAAAATGTGGACTACAACTGACGTACGACCTCGAGGTAAAGATTCACCTTTAAGCGAAGATAGCGGAAAAGCTAAAAGCTGGCTTGGTAATATTCCGGATGTTAACGACTTATTTGAACTTAAGACTTATGAAGAACTAGAAAACATTATTAATGCTTGGTTAAACGGCGATGAAGAAGAAACGTCTACTGGTACAACACGTGGCGGATTTTCTCAACAAAAACAATCGTCTAAGAGTGATGATTCACCAGATGCGATTAGTGGAAAATACAGTTCTTTAGACGACGCCTTTGCTGACTTGGATTCTCTATAATTTAAAATTATTAAAACTTATATTAAATACATTAAAAAGGAAAAATTTAATTATGAAAAATTTACTATGTTCTATTTTAGTTGCCTCTATTGTTATTGCTTGCGGATCTTCTCCTGATACTGCATCAAAACTAAATATCCCTAAATGGGCAGTCGATCAACCTGATCTTTGTGGTTTAGGCATTCAGAAATTTCGAGGAAATTTAAGCACTGATCGAACTGTTGCTAATGCAAAAGCAAGATCTGATCTAAGTAGACAAATCGAGACTAAAGTAAAATCTATGATCAAAGCATATTCAGCAACCGGTGAAGCGCAAGGTGAAGACTTTACTGAAGAAACTTCAAAAATTGCTGTTGTAAATTTAAGTAAATCTACTATTAACGGCGCAGTACCTAAGAAATTTGACATGATGGATAACAACATTTATTCTTTAGTTTGTCTAAATCCCGGTGTTCTTACAGAAGCTATTTCAAATATGAAGCAGTTAAGTAATGCACAAAGACGTGCTCTTGAGAAGCGAGCTCGACTTGCACATCAAGATCTAGAAGAACAAATGAAACGATACGACGACTAAAGGAAAAAAATATGGCTAAAAAGAAAAAAGAAGAGTTAGATGATTTTACATCTGATCTTATTAAATCATTGAATAAAGAAAGAGGGACTCGAGTCGCTTATAACTTAAGTACAGATGAGTCACCAACCCATGTAAAGCGATGGATCAGCACTGGTTCTAAACAGCTTGATTACATTATCTCTAATCAAAGAGACGGTGGTTTACCTGAAGGACGTATTGTTGAGATCTTTGGTCCTCCGTCTATAGGGAAATCACATATTGCTACACAAATTGCTAAGTCTACCCAAAAGATGGGTGGTATTGTAGTGTATATTGATACAGAAAATGCAACATCTGTTGAAAATCTAAGAATGTTAGGCGTAGATATTACAAAAAGATTTGTGTATGTTGATACACATTGTACTGAAGAAGTACTATCTATTGCAGAAAGTACTATTATTAAAGCTAAAGCAATGGATAAAGATGTTCCAGTGACTATTATTTGGGACTCAGTTGCAGCAACATCACCTAAAGCAGAGCTGGTTGGTGACTATGATAAAGAAAGTATTGGTCTGCAAGCTAGAGCTATATCTAAAGGTATGCGTAAGATTACAGGTGTAATTGCTAATCAAAAAGTCCTTATGGTTTGTCTTAATCAAATTAGAACTAAGGTCGGTGTATTATACGGTGATCCTACAACTACTCCTGGTGGAATGGCAATACCTTTTCATTCTTCAGTACGCATTAAACTAGGTGCAGGTTCACAAATCGTTAATAAAGATAAAGAGCCAATTGGTATTAATGTTTCTGCAAAAACTATCAAAAACAAAGTATCAGCGCCATTTAGAACTTGTAACTTTGAGATTCACTTTGGTAAAGGTGTTAAAGAGCATGAACAAGTATTTGACTTGCTTAGAAAACATGGATCAGAGATGATTGATGGTCACGAAGTAGAAGTAAGTGGAACAGGTGCTTGGAAGAATTTAACTGTTGTTTCACCTAAAGGTGAAGTAGTGGTAGAAAAGAAATTCTATAAATCAGACTTTAATGAGTTGATTGATGATAAGTTATATGGACCTTGGATTGATAAATTGCTAGAAAAAGCAATGATTAGAAAGAACCAGACAGAAGACCCAGATATTGATGCAGAAAGCTACACAGAAGTTAAAGCTGTTGCAGAAGAAATCATGGACATGCATGAAGATGCATTTAAACAACTAGCATAGGAAATAAATGGAAAAGCCTGAAATTTATATTGACGGCTTAAACGTTTTCATGCGACACTTTGCTGCCAATCCTTCTAAGTCTTTAAATGGACAGTTGTGTGGTGGCATTTTTGGAATGCTTAAGAATATACAGACATTATCTGAAAAGTTTAAGCCTTCCAAAATTGTCGTTGCATGGGAAGGTGGCGGCTCTCTTAGAAGAAGAAACATTGACCCAAACTATAAAATGGGTCGGCGTCCTATAAGACTTAATAGAAGTGAATATAATCAAGATATACCAGAAACTGTTGATGATAGAAATTGGCAGCTAAAAACTCTTGTTAATATTCTTTATAAAACGCCTGTTACACAAGTCTACGTCGATGATTGTGAAGCAGATGATATTATTTCTTATTTAGTAAAAACAAAAAAAGAAAATATTAAAAAAATAATTGTGACCTCTGACAAAGACTACTATCAGTTAATCGATGACAACACTCAAATCTGGTCTCCAAATAAAAAACATTTGATCGATCAAAAATACGTAATAGAAAAATGGGGAATTTCTCCGACTAATTTTTGTGCTGCAAGATGTTTTGCTGGCGATCAAAGTGACGGCCTTAAAGGTGTCAAAGGTGCAGGTTTTAAAGTGATGGCTAAACGATTTCCAGATTTAAGTACGTGCAAAGAAGTATCTTGTCTTGATATAATAAACATGTCAAACAAAGAAATTCAAAACGGAAGCAAACTAAAGCTTCATTCAAATATTATTTTAGAAGAAAATAACATATTAAAAAACTGGAAATTAATGTATCTTGACTCTGCTATGCTTAGCGCAAGTCAAATTAAGTCAATTGAATTTCAAATAGAAAATAAAGAAGAAAAAATTAATAAATTTGATCTATTAAAAATGTTAAATAAAGAAGGCTTGAATGGTTTTGATATTCATACTTTTTTATTAACTCTTAAAGCAATGATAAGGATTTAAAGTAAATGAGTGTAGAAAAAAACTTTTCAAAGTTTGGAAAACCATTCCAAGAAAAAGTGTTTCAAGGAATGTTAACAGACCCAATTTGGTCTGCACAGATGGTCGAAGTTGTTAATCCAGAATACTTTGATTTAAAATATCTAGGATACCTATGTGGAAAGTACTTTTCTTATTACAAGAAATACAAGACTTTTCCAACACTAACTATTCTTATTACAATTATCAAAGAAGATTTATCAAAATCTAAAGATGCAGTACTACGAGACCAAATAATAGAATATCTTCATAGAATGAAGACTAACCCAGACATTGGTGACTTGCAGTATGTTAAAGATAAATCACTAGACTTTTGTAAGCGACAAGCGTTTAAGGAAGCACTAGAAAAAAGTGTTGAGCTGATTCAAACTGAAAAGTATGAATCTGTACTTAACATTATGAAAGAAGCAGTTTCTGTAGGCATGCCTAATACAACAGGACACAACTTTTTTGATGACATTGAAGCTAGATTTGTACAAATAGTAAGACAAGTATGTCCAACAGGTCTAACAAGACTAGATGCACCTGATATCTTAAGAGGTGGTTTAGGTCGAGGTGAGTTAGGTGTTATAGCAGCAAATACTGGTGTAGGTAAATCTCACTTCTTAGTTGACATGGGATGTTCAGCAATGAGAGCTGGCAAGAATGTTGTGCATTATACGTTTGAATTATCAGAGCATGATGTTGGTAAAAGATATGACTCTAATCTCTGTGACATGCCAAGTAATGAAGTCATCGATAGAAAAGATGAAGTTATACAAAAATACAAAGATATGGAACTAGGCGGTTTAGTAATTAAAGAATATCCAACTGGTTCTGCATCTGTTTTAACACTTAGAAATCATATTGAAAAACTTATTCTTAAAGGCTTTAAACCAAGCATTGTTATTGTTGATTATGCTGACGTTATGAAATCAAGCAGAGCTTTTGATTCTTTAAGACATGAATTAAAATTAATCTATACAGAATTAAGAAACCTTTCAGGTGAACTTCAATTGCCTGTATGGACAGCGTCACAAGCTAACAAAGATGGATCTAAGTCTGAAGTTGTTGGGCTAGAAAATCTAGGTGAATCATATGGTAAGGCACAAGTTGCTGATGTTGTGTTGTCAATTAGCCGAAAACCTATGGAGAAAAGCGAGGGTACAGGTCGTATCTTCGTTGCAAAGAATCGTGCAGGTCGTGATGGTTTATTATTTCCAATTAACATTGATACTGCACGATCTAAATTTAAGATAATCGATGAAAATCATCTAACTCTAAACGAAGCTGTTGCACAAGATGAAAGCAGCATGAAAA